CCCATTCCTCCCCATCCGTTGTATGTATGAGGATATAGCCGCACTGCCGGTCCCGCTCCTGCTGCCGGGCTTCCTGCTGCTTCTGCATTTCCTGCACCGCTTCTTCTATCAGTTTTTCTTTTGCATAGCTTCCCGCCGCAAATGCTGCGGCGCAAAGAAGAAGTGTCCCCAGAAATATTGCTGCCCGTGTGCCTTTCTTCATGCGTTCCACCTCCTATCCTGCCGCTGGCTGCTGTCCTGCTGCCGGGGCTTCCTCTTTCTTCTCCCGCTGCGTCACTTTTACCGTGATTTTTGCGTTTTCCCTCTCTGAAAGAATAAGTGCCAGCGTTTCAAAAAACCTCTGGGCATTGAATGTCCCTTTAACTTCCACCGCCGCCACCTCCCTTTATACGGGCTGGGCAGCGGCAGTCTTTTTTCTTTCCAGACCTTTTGCAAATCTCACGCCCTGCATGAAGACAAGCATTTCCTGCTGTTCTGCCGGGGTCATTTCATCCAGAAGCTGCAAAACCGCCACCGCTTCCGGCTTTCTTTCGGTCTTCAATAAAATTTCCATCTGCTCTGCCATCCTGCTTCCCTCCTATCTCAAATTCGCAGCTTTCTTTTTCGCAAGTCCAGACGCTACACCATCTTTCTTGACTGCTGCACCAAAACAATTTTTTAATGTCCTTTCTGCACTGCCGCCCCGCTTTTCACACTAAAAAGCCGTTGCCCGGAAAACTTGCTGTCCGTCATTCGCACTTTGTAGCTGGTGCGCCGCTGCCGCTCTTGTCGCAGTGCGTATTTTTGGGTGTTGGCTTCCCCGGAAACAAGTTGCTGCTTTTGTTTTAGCAGTCACTTGTTTTATACGCTTATAATATACCAGTCACTTGTATTTGTCAATAGTTTTTTTGATATTTGTATTGACTTTTTTACAAGTGACTGGTATTATTGACTTGCAAGCATGAAAGGGGGTGTGAAAATGACCATCAACGAACGTATTAAATTTTTGAGAAAAGAAAAGGGATTGAACCAAAAGCAATTTGCTTTATTGCTCGGCATTACTCAATCCGGCGCAAGCTATATGGAACAACCGGGAAATAATATTTCTGAAAGCAGCATTAAATCTATTTCCACTATATGTAATGTAAATGAAGAATGGCTGCGGAACGGGATTGAACCTATACATATAGAGCCGGACACATTCAGCCTTGATGAATTTGTGAAGCAGCGGGGCGCAACGGACCTTGAATTGCAGATTGTCAAACTTTACTTTGACTTAGACGCAGACACAAGAAAAATGCTGGTTTCTCATTTCAGAAGCGGTCTTGCTGCTGCCGTCAACGAAAATCCAGCATTGATTGTCCCGGACACGCCGGAAGAATTGGAAGCGGAATGCCCGCCCCTTGACCTCCCCGGCACATCCGGGAAAGACGCTGGATAGTGAACGCCCCAGCTTCGCTTGTTACTTGAAAATTATTAGTTTCGCTCTGCCAGAAAAATTCAGATTATAATATACAGTGCTGCTTTTGCGGTAATATATCGCATATATCCTGCGATTATAGAAGCGAATATACTTTTTTACCATGTGCCACCTATCCTTTCCGCAAAGCTGGGCGCACCACATATTATATTTTCTGCGTATGTTCTGGGGAAATTTGAAAGTAGGTGGATTTATGAGTTATGACGCAGACCAGCAAAACCGCATGAACCGTGCCAAATATGAAGCCATGCACTTTATTGAATTTGACGAACAACGGCAGACCGCCATTATAGAAAACTCTACACATGATAGTTATTATACGGTTACAATGAATAGCTGCACTTGCCCGGACTTTCAGAAGCGTGGTGTGCCTTGTAAGCATATATATAAACTGCGTGAAGCCATTGACAATCCGGCTTCCACCATCCGTCCTATTCTTCCGGCTTCATCCTCCAAAAATAAAACCGTTGCGCTTGTCCTCTGTATCTTTTTGGGGTATTTCGGCGCACATTATTTTTACGCCGGGCGGTCTGGCATGGGTCTTCTGTATCTTTTTACTGTCGGGCTTTTCGGTATTGGCTGGCTTGTTGACATTTTCAGAATATGCGCAAACCGTTTCAATGACCGATACGGGCGCAAAATATCATAAAAATGCAGCGGCAGTGCTGGGAACACTGCCGCTGCGGTGCAAATAATATATCATACCAGATACAACATACCATCCGCATAATTATAATATCACTTGCGGGCGGGAAATTAAAGGCAATTAAGGTGATAACATGAAGAAAAAGGAAGCAGCGGCAAGCCTTGTGCGTGTCGCTTTATATATCCGTGTTTCCGGGGATGAACAAAAAATGCACGGTCTTTCCCTTGAAGCCCAGCAGGAACGGCTTGAAAAGTTCGCCCGTGAACGTGGCTGGCTTATCTCCGGCATATACATTGACGCTGCAAAGACTGCCCGGAAGCACCTACACAAGCGCACGGAATTTCAGCGCATGATTGAAGCCGTGAAGCGGAATGAAGTTGACATTTTGCTTTTCTGCCGCCTTGACCGCTGGTTTCGTTCCGTAGCCGATTATTATAAGGTCATGGAAATTCTGCAAGCCCACGGCTGCGAATGGTTGACCACGGATGAAGAATACGACACGACAACTGCAAACGGGCGTTTATACATCAATGTGAAGCTGTCCATAGCCCAGAATGAAGCGGACATTGACGGGGAAAGAATAGATGTTGTTTTTGACAGCAAGATTGCCCACGGCACTGTTGTTTCCGGCAGCTGTCCTTTCGGCTTCCGGGTGAATGATGAAAAGCGGCTGGAAATCCTGCCGGAAGAAGCGGACATTGTGCGGGACGCTTTCAGCCGATATGAAGCCACCGTTTCCCAGCGTGGGACCATTAAATATATCCGGGAAAGATACGGCGTGAATTGGTGTGACGCTACTTTCCGGCGTATGCTGCATGAAAAGCTATATACTGGGGTATATGACCGGGGCGGCAGGGTCAATGAAAACTTCTGCCCGGCAATCATCAGCCATGAACAATTTAACCATGTGCAGAAATTGACCAGCAAAAACGCCCGTTCCTCCCCATCCGGCAAAGTATATATTTTCACTTCCGTTCTTTCTTGCAGTGAATGTGGGCATAAATTAGTTGGGTATCAGACACGGGGCTATTTTTATTATCGGTGCAACCAGCATTTCCAGCGTGGACGCTGCCCGCATAATCATTCCGTCCGGGAAGACGTGGTTGAAGCGTGGCTGTTCTCCCATCTGGAAGAAGAAATTGACCGCTGCCAGCTTGAATGGGAAGTGCAAGCCGCCGCCCGGAAGCGTGCCATTTCATCCAATGACAAAGCGGCACTGCGCCGGAAACTCTCAAAGCTGAAAGAATTATATGTAAATGAGTTAATCGACATAGAGGAATATAAAAAGGACTATGAAATATATACCGCCGCACTGGGGCAGCTGCCGGACCCTGCGCAGGAAGCCCCGCCAGACTTCGCCGCCGTCAGAAAGTATTTGACAGCCGATTTCAAAGCGATATACGAAACTTTGTCCCGTGAAGAAAAGCGCACCCTTTGGCGGTCCGCCATTGAAGAAATAAAGGTTGACAACGCCGGGAACGTCACGGGAATTATTTTCGGGTAGTGTTGTACTAACTTTACACTACCCGTGGGTTCATCCGCCAGCACAATAGCCGGTTTTGACGCTAATGCCCGGGCAATGGCCACTCTTTGCTGCTGCCCGCCGGAAAGCTGGTTGGGCCTGCTATTCACTTTTTCCTCCAACCCCAACGTCTGAATAATCCTGTCCAAATATCTTTCATCCACCCGGTTTCCATCCAGTTCTATGGGCAGGGAAATATTCTCATGCACACTCAGCACCGGAACAAGGTTATAGCTCTGGAAAATGAACCCAATTTTCCTGCGCCGGAAAATGGTCAGGGCATCATCCTTTAAGGAGAAAATATCTTTCCCCGCCACCTCCACGCTGCCCTCTGTGGGTCTGTCCAGCCCCCCAATCATATGCAAAAGCGTGGATTTCCCGCTGCCGGAGGTTCCCACTATAGCCACAAATTCCCCGTTTTCCACCGAGAAATCCACGCCGTCCAGCGCTTTTACGGTGATATCACCGCTTCCGTAATATTTTTTTAACCCTTTTGTTTTTAAAATTTCCATGTAAAAAACATTCCTTTCTAATTTTGATACCGCATATTCCCCCCAACGCCATTCTTCACGCAGAGCAATTTCCGGCCGCTTTGCGTCCGTAAATTCTCAGGGATTTTATCCCTTGGGTGCTTGTACGGGCACTTGCTGTTTTCCAGTTCCGCAAATGCCCTTCCAATTCCCCTCTATCCTTATGACAGATTTCGCATATAGATTTCCAAATCGGCTAAGAATCTATCCCAGGCCTCTTCGTTTTCTACGTAGAATTTGGGGCAGTTTTTGCCGCCCTCGTCATAATGGCGGAGCACATCCTCCGGCTCCAGTTCATATTTATGCAGAAGCCATGCAGTAAGTTCAATCAGGGAGTCGTAGGTTGCCGTTTCGAATTTGCCATTCTCCTGCATATAGCAGCATTCGATGGAAATGGAATCGTAGTTGCGCCCTTTTACCGCATAGGCTATTTCCTTGGTGGGTATGCATTGTACGATTGTTCATAGGCAATTTCATCCAAAGGAATACACTGGATAATTTCACCGTCATAACCGATAATAAAGTGGGCGGACGCACTGGTAATGTGTGTGTCCTTTAGCTGTTCGAAATAACTTCTGTTCTGCTCCGCCGTTGTTCCTGCATTCGCCGTATAATGAATAAAAATGCTATTTACCTCCGGCAAGGTTTCCCCCGGCCTGGAATATTCGTTTATCGTCAGCAAATCCACTGCAAGTTCCGGCCGCTCCAATTCCAAAGCATAGAAGTCCGCCCACTCCATGATATCCTGGTTGGGCACTACTTCCTGCACATCCACTGTAGACGCCACAGGTGCCGTCTCATTTTTCCCCTTCCATTCCGTGTAAAAATATACTGCCAGCCAGGCTATCATTACAAAAAATGCCGTTGCCGTAAAGAGGCTGAGCAATGTTGTCACACCACGGATAATCCTTGCGCGTCTCTTACGCTTCTTTTTCTTCCTTTTTATTTCGTCCGCCTTAGAATATTTTGGCGTTGGCTTCTCCGTTTTTCGCCTTCTGCGTGGTTTCGGTATGGCTTCTTCCTGCCAATCCTCTTCTTCCGGCCAGTCCTCTTCTTCCGGCCAGTCCTCTTCTTCCAGCCAGTCATCGGCTGCTTCTGCTTCCGCCAACCAGTCATCTGCCACTTCGTCCTGCCAGGCCGCTCTCCTGCGCCCCGGTTTCCTTTCCTCCTGATACATCGACCTCCGTGCCGGCCTTACACTTTCTTCTTCCTGGCGCATTGATCTCCCTGCAACTCTCGCTCTTTCCTCCTGCCGTACCATCCTTCGCGTGATTCCCGGGCTTTCTTCCTGCCAGTCATCCATCGGCCATTCTTCCAGTTCCTTCCTTCTCGCCGGGCGGCTCGCTCTGCGGTTCTGCCTTTGATAAGCCCGTTCCTCCTCTTCCTCCAAATCAATCAATTCCAATTCGTGTATACCCATTATTTCCCCCAAGTAAACAATGCTTTTCTATTGTAAAATGTGCCGGCAGCCATGTCCCCACTCTGCCGTAACCATGCCCCATTCTGCCGCCGTCCCGTTCTAATCCACTCAGAAGCTACTGATTGGCAGACATCGTCCATGTTTCTCCCAACTTCCGCGCAGCTTTTCGAACAGAATTTATTTTAGTTCGTCAAGTCTGTGAATGCTGCCCAGATACAAGCAATCCATGAGAACATGCCTTGCGTCACAAGCCTGGACTTTCTTCATATCCATATTTTGTGAGCTTAGAAAGCCTTCTCACACTTCTCTATATAATAAATATCACAAAATGAAAACCAGGTATACACTTTTATAAATTATTAAGATTTTTATTCAGAAATTCAGCCCTTATGCCCTTACAAAATCGCAGCCGGAACAAGTACTTCCCATTCTCTTCTTCCTATATCATATCTAAAAAATTCAGTTGATTTTCCCCATAATTTCCCTTATAGGCATGAACTATATCTTTCATACGATACAAAATCCCCCTCCGCTCACATTCCCTGGAAAACTTCCTGTACAGCTGCGCCGCTTTGGGTGAACGGCACTCATAAGAATTCCCATATTGTTTCCTGTATTTTCCTACCAGATTCTCCTGAGGGAAAATCGCATTCAGTTTCTCATAATAATGGTCTCTCTGATTCTGCCGCAGCGTCATTCCGAATGCAGGATAAATAAAACGGCATCCGCATTCCTCCGCCCGCTCCATTATCGCCATGATATTTTCTTCGTTATCTTCCAGAAACGGCAAAACCGGCATAAGCAATATGCCGGCAAATATTCCCTGCTCCCGCAGCCTGGCCAAAGCCTGAAACCGTTCCCCGGAGACAGCCGCTCCGGGCTCTATTTTTTTTGACAGTTCATCATCCGCTGTTGTTATCGTGATTTTGCAAAGAACCGGGGAATGTTCTTTGATACCGGATAAAATATCCGCGTCTCTCGTTATAAGCGGGCTTTTTGTGGCTATCGCTATGCCGAATTCATAAGCATCCACCAGTTCCAGGGCATGTCTTGTCAGGCAGAGTTTTTCTTCAAAGGGGTTATATGGGTCGCTCATGGCCCCTGTTCCGATAACCCCTTTTTTCACTTTTCTTCGCAAATCATCCCTGATAATCTGCAAAGCATTTTCTTTTGCCCGAACCTTATCGAAGTTCTCTACATGATAACATTCCGAACGGCTGTCACAGTAAATACAGCCATGACAGCAGCCTTTATAAATATTCATATTATAATCCATGCCAAACCACTCCGGGCTTTTGGTTTTGGTCACTATTGTTTTTGCAGGAATATATTCTATCACTTTATCCCCTATCTACCGGCCATATCCTATCTATTCCTATCCATTGGCCATATCAATTCTACAGATTTACTTGGCGATTTACAATATGCCATCCTTAACCCTGTACCTGCAGCAAACGGTTTTTCAGGTCTCCTTCGATACGGCGCAGTTCTATTTCGGCCTCCCTGCGTTTTTCCCGCCCTTCTGTCTGTATTCTCAGCACCTCATCCAAAGTGGAAATCAGGGATTCGTTTGTCTGCTTCAATGTCTCGATGTCCACAATGCTGCGCTCCGCTTCTTTTGCCGTCTCCACCGTGGCAATCTTAAGGACTGCGGCATTTTTCTTTAACAGTTCATTGGTCATATCTGTCACTTCTCTTTGGGCTGCCGCCGCCTGAGTAGAATGATTGATACCAAGAGCCAATACCATCTGGCTCTTCCATAATGGAATTGTATTCACAAGGGTGGACTGAATCTTCTCCGACATCAAAGTATCGTTGTTCTGTACCAGCCGAATCTGCGGTGCCATCTGAATGGAAACCATCCGTGTCAGTTCCAAATCGTGAATCTTCTTTTCAAACCGATCGCACAAACCTACAAAGTCATTCACATTCTGGGCATCTTCCGGCAAATTGCTGGCCTGGGCTTTGGCCATCAAGGCCGGAATCTCTTCCTGCCTCACCTTCTCCAGTTTCTTCTTCCCGGCAATAATATACATGGACAACTCTTTAAAATAATTTTTGTTTAATTCGTACATCTTGTCCAACATAGCTGTATCTTTGAGAAGCTGAATCTGATGCCCTTCCAAAACCCCGCAGATTTTATTGATATTCGCTTCCGCTTTATCATATTTGGTCTTCATCGCCGTTATTTTATTGCTGCTTTTCTTAAAGAGCCCGAAGATTCCTTTTTCCTCTTCCTCGTCAAACTTTTTCAGTTCACAGACAACGCCGGATAAAAGTTCCCCGACTTCCCCTAAATCTTTGCTCCTTACATTTGCCAATGCCGTTTCCGAAAAATCCGCAATTTTCTTCTGTGCCCCTGCGCCGTACTGAAGCACTACCGCGGAATTTTTCAAATCGATGGATTTGGCAAAATCATCCACCATTTTCCTTTCTTCCGGTGTCAGCGTGCTCTCATCAAATACCGGCGCCTCCTTTTTCTCCTCCACCGCTGATTCTGCTGCCACTATAGCTTCTGCCGGCACAGCGGGAGCCTGAGGCTCTTCCCTTATTTCTTCAAAAGGATTTAATGTCAACACCGGTTCCGAATTTTTTAACTCTTCCATCATTTAGCTGCTCCCTCTTTTCTTCTTTTTACTTGTTTTCATGTTTTTGATTTTCCCGTTCACTTGTCCCTTTATTCATTTATGTGTTTCCAGACTTTATACGGACTTATTTAACTTTAATCCCGTCCTCCAAAAGCCCCTCCTGGGCCAGCATTGTGGACATCACCGATATATCCGTAGAAATGTCCATGGCATCATCCTCAAACAGCTTATCCAACATTTTCTCAAAAGCCTGGTTGATATTATCCAGCATTTCCTCTATTTCCTTCTTGGCCTTCGTTATGTTCTCCCCCTGTACCGGCTGGCCGCTAAATTCATGATATGTCTGAACCAGCTTCAAAGTCGTGGGCAGATAATAGTTCATAAACTTCCTGATATCCGACAATTTCTCCGGATTATCTTCAATATACTCAAAAATTTTCGTGCATACCCTCTCCAAACGGTATAATTTGTTGGAAATCTCTTCGCCTGGAATGTCATCGTTAATCTCACGTATCCTGCGGATATATTCATTTCCCTCTTCCACAGTCATTTTCAGCTGTTTTCTCACAGGGTCATTCTCCAGCATCTCCTGCTCCCTGGCCAGCCTGTCCGCTTCTTCTTTTCTCCGCACCAATTCCTTCTGGGCATTCAGATATAGCTGATAAGACTCCTCTGTCAGCATAAAGCAAGTATCCTGTTCGTCTATGTGCCCTTCTTTGAACCAGTTCCTTTGAATCATCTTCTTCAAATCTTTTGTTACAAATTTTTCACTCTTTTGAACCGCTTCTGCCAGCCCCTCAATAGCATAAAAATCTTTCTGGCCCATAGTCTTAATATATTTCCTAAAGCGCCCTGCCCTGCGCCTTAGAAATCCCCCGGCTACCGCTGCTGCCGTGCATATCGCTGCAAAAACAGCAAATACACTGAAAGCAGCCATCCCTTCTTCTTCCATGCCCACCATAGAAGTAGCAATGTATCCGAGCAATGCCAAAGACCATCCGATGAATGCGCTACAAAAACCCAGGACTGTAAGCAATATCACGGCCACCATCCTCGGCGCACCCTTCACTACAGGAAGCTGCCTGGCATAGGATTTAGG